TTTGGTGTTACTACAATACTTACATCATCTAATAAACTCATTGTATATTATTTAATATTACTAATTGTGCATCTAAACAAGCTTTAGCCTCAAAGTTACCACCATCAGCAATAACTCTTGCTTTAAAAGCATTTACAAGTTTCTTGGTAGGTGTTACGTTTCCTTTGTTACTTGAAGGTAATGATATTCCTAGTGATAATCTCATACCTATATGTATTAATGGTTAGGGTAACCAATTCCAATTCCACTTGTTAAAGTGATAGCAGAAGTGTTAAGAAACAATGTAGTTCCCGCACTTACGCTCTGTCCATTTAAAGCAGTAATATTTACAGCATTACCTGCTATAGTTGCAATTACTGAATCAACAGGAAAGAATATACAATACCAATCTTTAGTAGTTTGAGCAGCAGTTGTAAAAACCTCTGTTCCGTTACCCTTACCTAGCATCTCAAGGAGTAGTGTGTTATCTGCAATATTTGTCCTCATTTTTTTATCTATTTTTAATTATTAAACTTATGTTTTCACTTAATTGATTTTCTAATAAATAATCCATCAAATAAGTATGAGCTATCCTACTTTCTAAAATCGTATCAGGCTCTCCTGCTCTGTGAGTTCCTGTTAATATACATCCTTGACTGTCAGATGGAGTGTTACCCCGATGAAATAACACGTATGACCTGTCTTTTACATCTTCAACTAACAAGTGAATATAATCTCTTGTTGCACTTTCTCTAGGCAATCTAACCCTGCATTTATATTCTCCTTTAGGAATACAAGATACGTTTTTTTGGTTGTCTTTCCAAGCTAATTCTAAAGTATGTGAAATAAATTCTCCATTGCAATAAAGTTTACCTATAACTGATTTATCAGAAAAATTATCCCTGATTATCAGTAAATTAGCCTTACTTACATCTTCCTTTTTATTTCTAGAAAAGCACATTATGATGTAAATAACTTTATTACAGCACCTATAGTTATAGTGTATATAACCCACATTGCTCTTACTAAAACCTTTCTCATTGCTGTATTTCTATTGACTCTAGCTGTAACTCCTGTATCAGGATTCAATAGTTTTTCCGTAAGCATATCTAATTTTGAGTCTATGCTATTCATCTTGCTGTTAATAGAGCTTATATCTTTCTTCATTGAAACTATTTCTTCCTTTGTTGTCATTATGTTATTTGTGGTGTAAATGTCATTGTTTGAACCGACAAATTCATATATATAGATGAAGCAGTTACCTCATCTGCCTGTTTTACCATTGGGAATATAATGTCCCCTTCTCTAATTAAAGGAGTAGTTATCTCTGTTTCATCTACTCTTACAAGTAAACTGTTATTTCCCTCTCCTATCACTTCAAATTCATCAATTATAGTAGGAACTATATTAGCAGTAGAACCCGCTATAGGAGAAACTTTACAAATAGAAATCGTTATTGTTTCATCTCTGTTGCAAGTAACCCATCCTGCAATAGAAGATACATTAGCGTTTTCAGGAGCAACAAAACTATGACCAATTCTAAAGAAAGTTGTTGGAGATAAACTTCCTCCTGCTACCGTAGGACTTCCATAACTAACATCTATTATAAATGGCGACTTATTATCAGCTATATCCTCTCCGTGCTGAAAGTTAATGTTTGCTGTCGGTAGATAACCCTGCATCTTGTAATTAGTTACCCCCATAGTTGAACGAGCAGCCCATTGCAAATTACCATCCCTAGCCTCAGCACTAGAACCTGCACCTTTAGATAGAACAGTTTCATTAGCAGCACCTTCATAACCTAAAGGATTATGCCTATTAGCATCTTGTAAATTTTTATGTTCGTTTGCAGCCATATTATATTATTTTAACAATTACAATTTGATTCCCCTCTTACGTAAGGATTACCACAATTATTACAACCATCTACCCCATTATACCCATATATACTATCATAGAATATCATTCCGTGATTCTTATAAGTATCACTCATACTCTTAGGTCTATTACTAGCGTATGTAGGATATAAACCTGTTTGGTCGGTGCCATTTAAAAAATCTGTCATATCAGAAGCAAAAATATCTGCCTTCCTATATGTATCTTGCTTAAATGTATTATATACATCTTGACTTATAATTCTTGAAAATTCATCTATGTTATTAACTACTCCGCTAGAAGTAATATTACTCATAATGTCATTAACAACCTCAAACCTAACAAACCAAGAAAGACAATCCTCTAAGTAGTAGGTCATAAACGTCTGATTTGCAGCATTTAAAGTTCCATTGTTGTGCTGCAGCTTTAACTCTGCATAAAACTTATCTCCAAGTAAAGGTCTAATATGTGCTAATTCAGATAATACAATAGTGTTTTCAGAAACTAACACAGGGTCAGTATTCTTATTAGTAAAGGTCTTTTCAATTACCTCTCCTGCACTTACTAATGTTGTATATTGTCTAGTATTACCCATATCTTATTGCTCTACAGTTATTTCCTTCTTTGTGTCAATCTCTCCATCTCCATCCTCATCTTTTTCAACTACTATTACTTCTCTATCTGCAACAAACATATCTCCATCTTCTAACATTGGTAAATCCTCATCTATCAATCTTCTTTGTTCGTTTATAGTTAAAATCTGCTTAATGTCAACGTCATTAGAATAAGAGATTGGTGGCTCGTAATGAATTTTTAAATCTCTAGGGTCAAAGCCCATCTCATTATACAGAACCGTTCTAATTCCATTCAATAATAACTCAGAAGTATCTCTAATTACTGTAGTCATTACTAAATCATAAGCAATTCTAATTTCACTTCCTGAATTGTTCATTTTACCTGAACTAACAATACCTGACAATGAAGGCTGCCATCTATTAGCAGTTATTATATTTTGGTCTGTAATCTGTTGTAAATCAATCCAACTTCCTTCTTGGTCATCTTTTATAATCTGAACATTAGCAGGAGATGAATCCCCATTCTTTACTATAAATAAGATTTTTCCGTTATTACCTTCCCCTACAAATTTCTTTTGAGCTTCGTGAACCATCTTTTGAGCTTCTTCTTCTCCCATATCCCCACTAATCTCTACGATAGCTGAAGGTTGAAATCCGTTTAAGAATTTAGTATGATTCCATTTACCAATTTCGTAATCAACACAGATATGCTCTAGTGCCGCTACATAATCAGGAAGTCCGTAAAAGTTGAATGTAGGTTCGTAGTCTTTAAAGTGAACTACAAACTTGTTATGTGCTACTCTAGGATACAGAGGTAGTCTTTTTATTTTTGTATCGTTATTCCAATACTTACACCAATCAGGATTGATGTATACTTCTTTCTTGCTTTTTGACATTCTAACAGTTGTAGCATCTAAATGATATAGATTTACACCGCCATCATATATAACACACTCCATATATGCGTTACCGAAAGTATAATAGTCATCAGCTAATTTTTTAAATATATCCCTTAAAGATTCTTTATCAGCATTTACATCCTCAATAAAATCCTTTAGTGCTTCGTTCTCGCAAACGAATTTAGCACCACTAGTAAATACAGTCTTTTGAGCCAATACACTTCTATGTGTAGACGACTTTCTCTTTAGCTCTGCTAAATACTGAGGAAATAGGTTGTCTTCTCCAAAAGGAACCCAATCACTACTAAGAGCCTTAAGGTCTTTTACTTCAGTAATACTAGGTGGAACTGTTAAATCAAATACTCCGAATTCGAAAGTGTTATTCTTCTTCTGAGTCTTCCGTAATTGTTGTTGTTGCTTTGCTTGTTGATTTTTTGCTAGTGCTTTTTTCATTTACTTTATCAGTTTTATCTATCCAATTAGTTATATGTAACTCCTCGTAAGCATAAGCTAACTCAGCTTGACTTAATTCTTTTCTAAAATCTACAAATTCTTTACCAAGATTCTCATCATCTCTACCTGCTAGTACAAGCCCCTTAGGAGCATTGTCATTTATTTTGTATTCTGCCATTTCTGTATATATATTTATCAAAATTAAACTTTTTTCCGTATTGCAATCACACATATCGTAAAAGATATTAATAAGGAAGTGTTACTAACTAACACTCCCTTATATATAATTTATTATTAACTCTTAACTACCTGTAGTTAAACCTAACCCATTAGCATCTATTGATGTAGTTCCAATGTAAGCTCTAGGTATTTCATACTGTTTTGCTACAAGAGTTACTGTAACACCAATCTCATCAGAGAAGGCTGTTCCTGTTCCACCTTCAACTGACTGAAGTCTACACCATTGCTGAGTTCTTTCAGTAGTATAATGAAAACCACCTGCATTTGAACCATCTTGACTTGCTAAAGTATTTGATACTCCGATAACTTTATTATTAGCAAAAGTCAGTGAAGGATTAGGGTCGCCTGATTCTGCATCATTATTATCTATAACCATAGCCATTAAACACTCTCCATCAAAATCATAAAGTGATGCGAATTGAGTTGTTGTGATTCCCGGGATAAACCAAGATAAAGTACATTCGTAAGTTGAAAATTCTTTACCTTCATTTGCACCTGTTATAGCTAAAGAAGAAGATTCAAGTCTACTTTCAAAAACACCCCAAGTAGCACCTGTACTTGCTGCTTCATCTATCAAGGTAATTGTATGTAGAGTGTCATTAAATTGAACTATATCTGATGCACCCCATTTTCTTACTGCTATAAATCTTGTTCCCCCTACTGCTTGTAAGTCAGAACAATCAATTGCCATTCCATCTAGTATTGCCATTTTTTTATTTTTTATTAATTATTATGTTGTAGTAGATGTTCCTGTACCTGAACCTACATTTGTATATAAAGCTAAAGTACCATTATAAATTCTAGGTGCTTCCCACTGCTTACATCCCATTGTTACAGTCCAACCATTATCATCATTTATACCTGCTCCTGTAGCTCCTTCTGCTCCTGTCATACTAGCATAAGTTTGGTTACGATTTGAAGCTTTTTCATTGCTATATTTCTGACTTACTCCTAAAACATAAGCTTTTCCGTTATTACCAACTGCTATTACCATCATACAAGTGTCCATAAGCTGTTGTAGTACTGCAGATTTAACATTGTCCATCTCAGGCATCATAAAATTCAAAGAACATTCATACGCTGTTGAACCATTTTCTTTTGATGCTGTAACAGTCAAAGAAGGTAGTTCTTGCTTAAATTCATAATTATACCAAGTAGCATTACTTGCTCCTTCTTTTATACTTGATATTGCGTGAGCAGTAGGACCGTTAGTATAAACTATAACATCTGCTGCAGTCCAAGTCCTTATAAGTACATTCCTAATCCCTCCCGCTCCTATTATATCAGAACATTTTACATTAATTCCGTTTGTTATTGCCATTTTATTTTATTTTTAAAATTAAGAAAAGTATTTAGGGTGGAATTTCTCCCACCCTATTTACTATTAAATTAGTCTACTAACATAGAACCATTAACTAAAGAATTCCAACCATATTGGAAGCCCATAGTAAATCCTGCTCTAATATACATATTATCAGTAATCTCATCATAGAACATTTTCATTTCGTTCTCAGGAGAAGAAACATCAGTACCGATAAGTAAGTTTTCCTTAGCTACATAGATACATCCTGCAGTAGCATCAATCGCTGCTGTTGCTGCTGTAAATAATGCAGGGAAAGTTGCTCCTGCTAAAGCAGTAAGAGCTGAATCCCACTCATACATAGGAACTAACTCTACTCCTCTGAAGTATAATCTTGCTTTTCCTGTTTGAGCTTCTGAATGTCCATAATCAACTGCTCCTGCTGAAGCAACTTGAGTTAAGGCACTATACCAAGCGTTGTATACGTTTGGAGTACAGAAAATTCTTTTCTCTGAAGCAGGTACTTGTGCTAATGCTGCAGAAGCAGTATTAAATACATCTTCTAATAAAAGAATAGCATCTGCTGCAGGTAAAGTAGCTCCTACAGTAATATAAGCTGCGTTTGCTGCACCTAAAGTTCCTTGCACTTCTCTTAACTGAGTTCCGTTAATTGCATTTCCTGC